GCTCCTGTCATGTCTCATCCTCCTCCGGCGGTGTCGCCGTCCAGACCCACAAGGGCAGCTGTCCAGGCGTGTGCCCCATCAGGATCAGACGCTCGTAGTAGGCGCAGTGCGCCATCCGCCCCCACTGCTGGGCAATCCCGTGCCTGCACACCGCGTGGTGCAAGCAGGTGTCGCATAGGTTACGCTTTGTCATCGTCATCCTCCTTGTCGTACACCGTGCACCAGCCCTTTCGCCCGCACAGATCGCAGCACTTTTTCTCCGTGCGCATGACTCTGGCCAGGTAACCGGTGGTGTCTGCGCCGGTGGCGGCGCACTTGCTGCAGATGGTCAGTGTTTTCATGGCTTGCCTCCTCACATCATCACGACGACTTGTCCGCTTTTGACCAGGTCGTCCAACTCCACGGCCAGGTATTCCTTCACGTTCCGCTTGGCCTCCAGCTTCCAGACGCCGCCATCTGCCTCAAACAAGCCGATCCTGCCGTTCTCATCCACCCGGAGCAGGTACTCGCTTTCCGGCTGTTCCACCTCCAAGAACGTCCGGAAGGGCTGGAGCTTTACTCTCGGGTTGATCTCCACGTTCTGCCGCAAACTCACACCTGTCTTTGCCTCCACGGTTTGGGTCACCCCGTTGTCCCTGGTGGTGACGCCGCTGTCCTTGCTCATCCGGCTCAGCAAATCCAACAGGTAGTGCGTCCCCTCTCCGGGGATGAACAGGCTCCTCAACTCGATCACAGCCTGCTCCTGGTCGCGCCAGCCCTGCCGAAAACCAGGCACATCCGCCGTCGCAGTGTACAGCGTATCCCGGCTCATGTCTGCCCGGTAGCTCGTACTGACGTACACCCGGTCATGGCCGGCCACCCGGACAAAGGCGAAGCCGCCGACTCTCTCGATCTCCTTGCGCAGCAGCTGGACAATGCTGTCCAGCCCGGTCACCTCATACATCGACGGGCGATCTACGTGTGGCTTGATGCGTGCAAACTCCTGGTTTGCGTACTGCTGCCCCGCCACCTCGATGATGGTCGGGTCTTTCAGGCTGATGATCTTCTCTACAAATTCTGCCAAAATGCCACTCATGTCTGTTCCTCCTTACGCTTTCCGATGCAGTTGCACGATCTTAGGTTCTTCCGCTTCTCCGCCGTCCATGTCCAGCTGCCCCGGCGTCTGCCGGACGGCTTCCACGATCATGGGGTCGCCCTGGTCATCTCGCACCATGTACAGGTTGGTGCTGACAGGCATCATGGGTGCCAAGGTGGTCTTCACCTCCGTGTCCATCTGCACCGTCTCCCGGTCTGCGCTGGCCTTGAATGTCAGCGTGATCTGGATCTTTCTCTTTGCCTTGATGTCCGTGTTGGGGTCTTCGATGTTCTCGGCAATCCGCATCGCTTCCCGGTCTACTCGTTCCAGGATAGCGCCTCTGGCCATCTCCAACAGACTGTCGCTTCTGTTTTTGTTATCCATCATTTTCCTCCTGTTGGCCGTTCAAAAAGTCCCGCATCCAGCGTTCGTTTTCCAAAATTCTCCGTTCCTGCTCTGCCAGGCTCTCCTGTGTCGGCGGCATTGGAGTCGGCGCCTTGCTGAGCCGCTGTGCCGCACCGGTCTTCGTCCCCTTCTGTTCTGACAGCCACTTTGTCACCCAAGCCAAGATCGCCCGGTAATCGCTGTCATAGTGCTTCCCATTCGCTGCTTTGTAATGGCTCAGGTGCTCGATCATCAGCGCTGTGTCGGCGGGGCCATGAGCGTCGAGCAACTTCTGGTGTTCGGCGTTGGTCATGGTCACGTTGTCCGCCCATTGGACTTTCTGCGATGCAAGCTTGCTTTGCTGCGTTACGCGCGCGCGGGTAGGGGACGTAGTCCCCTCACTATCACTATCAGTATCATTATCAGGTACAGGTTCAGGTTCATTATCAGCTTGATTTGCTTGACTTTGCTTCTTTTGCTTGCTTTTGGTTGCGTTTGCTTGATTTGCTTCGTTTTGCTTCTTTTGCTTACGGCTCTGTGCGCTTTTAAGTCCACCTTTTCGACCAGCTTCCCGACGTTTTTCCACCTTCGCCCGATACCGCTCATCGTTGTCGTCCAGCGCTCTGCTCACGAAACGCATGGCGATCTTCACTTCCGGGTCTGAGCCGGAATACGCCTCGCCACGCTTTTCGTAGGCGAAGATCGCTCGGACCAACTCCGCGATCTGGCTGTCGCTCAGGTCGAGCAGAATGTCCTCCAAGTCGTAATACAGCACAAAGCTGTTCTTCTCTTTCGCCATGCTGCCACCTTCTTAAAACGGCAGCTGGCCGTCATCTTCTACCTCCGCGAACCCGGTCGGTTCTCCGTAAGGCGCTGCGTTGGACTCGCTCTTCTTGCCGCCGCAAAAATACAGGTTTTCTGCCACGATCTCCGTCACGAAGCGCCGGACGCCGGTGTTATCCGTGTAGTCCCTGGCTTGCAATCTGCCCTCCACACAGGCCAGCTGCCCCTTGTGGAAGTACTTGGCCAGAAACTCCGCGCCGCCGCGCCAGGCGATGACCTGGAAGAAATCCGTCTCCCGGCTGCCATCTGGCCGCTTGAAATCTCGGTCTACCGCCATGCGCACGTTGGCCACGGCAGTCCCCTGGGCGGTGTGGCGCAGCTCTGGTTCTGCCACCAACCGACCCTGAATGATCACTTTGTTTAACATGATTTCCTCTCCTTCGGGCACACAATGACCCGGCATTTCTTCGGCATTGCCCGACGCACACACGCTTCGAACCACGCCTCGTCGCTGTTGGCGTCGCTCAGGTGGAGCAGATAGATCTCCCGGCACTGCTGCAGGGGCAAGGTGCTCAGGTAGCCGCACAGCTGGCCGATCTCCAGATGGGTGTTGCGGACACGCTTGACGGTGGCTTCTGGCATCCGCGTGCAGCGTGCCAGGATGTCCTCCTGGTAGTTGGCCTCGATGGCCAGGATGTTCACACCGGGAAACCGGTACCGGATGTTCCCGGTGTCGATGGCGAACACCAACTTCTCCCCGTCGCTCCCCCTGACCAGGTAGCCCACCGGCTCCCTGGCATCGTGGAAAGTGCGGAAGGCGATGACCTGGAAGCTGCCCACCTGCATAGGCTCTGAGCAGTCCCGTCCCACATCCGGTGCCAACAAGGTAGCTCCATCCGCCCCCAGCGCCTGGGCAGTGCCATGGGACAGGATGACCGGGATCCCAGCCGCCAGCAGCTTGTCCCAGCAGCGGGCGTGGTCATTATGTTCGTGGCTGACCAGGCAGCCGGCCAGCTGGGAGACGGTGTATCCCGCCGCCCGCACCAGCTGACCCAGCCGCCGGTAGCTCAGGCCACATTCCAGCAGCAGGACGCACTGTCCGTCGTCCAATAAGTAGGCGTTGCCAGCGCTGGAGCTAGCCAATGGGATGAATTTCAAAACGGACACTCCACTCCTTCCTCAAGTACGGTTTGCTGGGGCTGCTCCTCCTGCTCTGGGAAGTCCACGGCGGTCTCCGGGGCGTGCATCTGCTGGTACTGGGTGGAGTTCTTGATCTTCTCCTGCACCCACTCCGGCAGCGCTGCGAAGGTCACGTCGTCCCACTGGTCGATGTTGAACACGTGCAGCTCTGTCTCCGTGGTAGGGGTGGGCATCCCCTTGGGGATCTGCATCACGCCGTCAATGTTGGCGTACTCGCCGGTGTCATTGAGGACCACTTGGATCATGGCGCTGCGGCCCAACATCTCATCTGTATTGAACGCCCGAATCTCCTCGTCAGAAAACGCCTTCCCCCGCCAGGAGGTCAGGAACTTCCGCAGGCCAGACTTGTTGCTGGTGCTGACCGAGAAGGTGCGGGACAGCTGCCGGGGCTTCATCTCCCCGTCCAATTCCACCTGCTCCGTCGGAAGCTCAAAAGTGAACTGGATCTGATTGTTGTACCGAGTCTTGCCCTTGTACTCCGTCTGCTGCTCCCCCAAGTCGTAGATACCGATACAGATCGCCAGGTATGTCCCCGCCTCCACCGGCGGGATCTTTGCTTTTGCTCTGGTTCCGATGACCATACGCTCAATCCTCCCTTTCCAATCTCAACTGCCTATCCGTTTCGCTGACCACCATGCGGATGACCTGGGTGTCCATCTCCATGAGCTGGGTGACACTCTCGGCGTTGTCCACAAACAGTGGGCAGCGGATGCCCTTGGCCTGGCTCAGGGTCGCGATCACGTCCAGACCGGCGTTGATCTTCGCCCCGTTGTTCAGGTCGGCGTAGGGCACACCGTCGATGGTGGCCTTGCAGCAGTCCCGGAGACCGCCGTTGATCTGCACCTCGAACAGCTGCCAGCGCACCAGCCGGAACCGTTCGCTGACCTCCCGGCTGATATACTCCGCCTTGACCCGGGTGAACTGGTCGCACAGATCCAGCAGGCTATCCAGCCGCTCTGTCTCCGCCGCCGTCTGCTGCTGTTCCGCCATCAGCTCCGCCACACGTTTCCGGGCAGCGGTCAGGAACTGTTCTCCCGCCAGGGCGCTCTCCGTTCGGCGCAACGCCTCCCGCGTCTCCGCCCAACGCCGTTCCGCCTCCTGTTCCGCCTGCCGGGTATCCCGGCTGGCCTGGGTGATCTGCGCCTCTAGCTCCTGGAGCTGGCTGGTCAGGCGCGTTTTCCGCTCTCCGTAACCGTCCAGGTCAGTGATGACCAGCGCTTCCGCCGCTGCCAGCTGCTGCGCCAGGGAAGCGCAGTCCTGCTCGTTCTGTGCCTGGTCAGCCCGCAATTCGTTAGCTCTGGCTTGGAGAGCTTCCATCTCGGCCTTGCGTGCTCCCGCATCTTCTGCCAGCTTGGCAAGGTGCTCTTTCTTGCGCTGTTCAAACTCATCCGTGGCCTTGGCCAGCTGCCCCGCTGGCAGCGTCTGGCCGCAGGTGGGGCAGGTGCCGCCGGAAAAGGTCATGGACTGTGTCTCCTTCCACCGTTCCCGACACGCCTGGATGGCCGCCTGGCCTTGCTGCTGGCTCAGCTGGTTGCGCTCCAGCTCTCGGGCAATGGCCTGCCCCTGGCGCTCCAAGCCTTCCTTCTGGCGACGCAGCTGGGTTGGGTCTGCTGTCCGCTGCCCACTGCGATAGGCTGTATTCTGGCTCTCCAACGCCTCCAGCTGCATCCGCAGCCCGTCCCGCTGGGGCAGGAGGACGGAGGTGCCCGCCTTGCTCCGGAGCTGCTCCAGCGCTTCCCTGGCGGCAGATTCCTGCCCTGCCAGCTCATCTCGGCGCGTGCGGAGGGCGGCAAAATCTACCGCTTCATATTCACTGATGGTGCGCTTCTGCTCGTCGATCCTGGCCGGTGTGGTCTTGGCCTTGGTCTGGAAGTTCCTGCGATGCTTCTGGTAGGCCGCCTTGGCCTCCTCCACCGTCAGGCCACCCAGGGCATCCGCCAGCGGGGCGAACGCCGGGTCAGATGCCAGGACATCCTCGTCTGATACGTCCTCTACCAGGTCGAAGAGGGCTGCTCTCCGGTTTGTCTCGCTCTCCCCTGCGCAGAACCAGCGCAGGTCTGTCAGGGTGCGGAAGCTGTTCTCATCGCACAGCTGAGCGACTCGGCTGGAAAACTCGTTCTTGGCCATGGGCAGACCGTTGAAGTAGAACCCAGAGGAATGACCGTCAAAGGAAGCCTCTTTGTTCCCCCGCTTCTTGCTCCACAGCTCAAAATAAGTACGCTTGAGGGTCACTTCCTGACCGTCCACCGACAGGATCGCCTCCACACTGGTCTCCGCCCCATGATCTGCCACGGCGCCGGTCTCGTCCAGAGGCTTGATATCGAACTTGGCCGCGCCGCTGCTGTCCTTGCCGAACAGGAGCCAGCAGAAGGCGTCATAGACGGTGGTCTTGCCGGTGGCGTTGTCGCCGTAGATGGAGCAGTCCCGTCCCTGGAAATCCAAGGTCAGGCTGTGGCAACCCTTGAAATTCGCCAGGGTCAGGCGCTGGATCGTAATCGTTTTCATTGCTTTTTGTACCTCCTTGGTGTACAATACAGTTGGTATTTTTCTACTGCCGTCGTCGGAGTTGCCCCTCCGGCGGCGGCTTTTATCTTTGGGCGACCTTGCCAGTACCGCGATGACGGATGCTCCGCAATTTGCCCTCCAGCGTCACCTCTGCTGCCGCCCGCTCACCCGCGCTGGGCTTACCCGCCCAAATGAGGGCGCGGTGCATTGCATACCGCGGGCACTCGTCGTGGCAGACCAGCGTCCTATCCGTCTCAAACGTGCAGTCTCTGCACGGCCACAATCTCCGTGTCCATCTCCGCTGCTTGTAGCAGACCGGGCACAGCTCCGCTGCGCCGACCGTCACCAGGGTTTGGGTGTTCCACAGGTGCTGGCAGTGGGCGCAGGGCTTACGCGCCACGATAGTCACCTCGCTGACGCATCCGCCCGAAGGCGTCCTCTGCTACGCTCA